CGACATCACATCATCTGGGTTGTTGATGCGTTTTAAGTTGCGCTTGCTTGTCATGGCAATGCGTTGCACTTGGGGGCTTGGCTCAATGCCAAACTCTGGTGCAAGTTCCATTGCCAAGTTGTAAGTGAACGCACGCAAGTAGCCAGGTGGGAACAAGATGTCGGTGACCAAAGTGGCAGGCTCGTCCAGCTTTTGAACCGAGACAAAGTGCCATTCCAGATCGCGTGTAGGGCGGGGGTAGATGGACATCGTAACATTGGGAAAACCCATGTTCACAAAAATCACTTGGGGGTAGGTGCTGGTTACGGTCTTGACCGCAATGCCGTTGTACTGCTGCTGGTTGATAAACTTGATGCCGAACGACACGTTCGTGCCAGGGTCACGGAAGTAAGTTGACTCGTCCAACAGCACAGGGCGCAGGCCAATAAAGTTACCTGTAGGGCCAAGTGTGCGGATGTACTCGCCAGCAGGCCAAGTAAAAGTCTGATCTTGTGTGCAGAATACAGACAGGCGCTCAGTGTTCCATGAGTCGATCATCTGATTCATCGCCATCAAGGCGTCTTGCGACAATGCGGCTGAAGCCGTTTCACCTTCGGCTAGCACGCCAAGCAATCTAAGCGCTCGGTTGATCTGGTCGCCCGCCGTGTAAATTGCCATCTCAGACTCCTTCGGCTACAGCCTTGCGTGTGTATTTGCGCTTGACTTCCAGCGCGTTGACTGCTTCTTCAGGTTCTGAAGGCATGTCGGGATTGTAGCGTGTCCAGCCGTTTGTTTCATCAAACACGGCTTCAAGTTCCATAGTGGCAACTTTACGACCGTGGACAGGGTGCTGAAGATAAATGTTCATAAGAAAAAGGGGGTGATTAGCCCCCTTTTATTTAGGATGCTACCAATGGAACAGAATACCACTGGGTAGTGGAAGATGCCACCAACAACGAACTAGTAAGGTTTGTAATGCTATACGCACCATTAGCCGCAACTGCATTGATTGCCCCACCAGTGGCGGGATAAATCTTCAGCGCACCGGCAGCGGTGTTTTTAACGATAATTACCATACCAGCTACCGCTGTGGGCAAAATCACGCCCTTAGTGCCATCTGCCGCCGAAACGACATTAATACCCTCGGCTAGTGCAGCAGCATCGCCTTGATTACTGCCAGCCGCCGCAACAGCGGCAACAGGAAGGCGAATAGGGCCAGTAAACGTGCCGCTAACTGTGGCAGTTGTCGAAGTAGAACCACTGATGGTAGAACCACTGATGGTAGAGCCACTGATGGTAGCGCCAGTAATCGTAGTTCCAGCAACAAGTTCTGGATCAGAATACGCAACGCCAACGGGTTTTGAATTTGCCATGATGTTTCCTTAAAAACGGGGCCGAAGCCCCATTTGGTTTAGGCAATGCGGTACGCAGTCCAAGTACCATCGCCGGTTTTACGGGCGCGGAACTGAGCAGAAGTAGCTTCTGACACGACAGCGTTACCAACAATTGTCCAGCCAGTGCCGACAGCCAGAGTCACGTCATCGGTGGTTGCATCAGCGTTGATGATGATGAAGTCAAAAGCAGCGTTGACTTTTGATGCAGCCGTGATGTCGGCTTCTACCAGTGCCACGGTGGGCAAAGTCAGATTACCGGCAGTGCCGTTGAACACAAACAAGCCATTAGACAGTTCAGCAGCCGTCATTGTCGCGGCAGCAGCCACGGCAGTAGGAGCACCTTGAACCGACAGAACAGCTTCACCGATATTGCCGTCACCAAGCTGGTAGCCACCAGCGCCATTAGGAAGAGCCATGATAATTTCCTTAAAAAAAAAAATTTAAAAAACGCCCCCAAAGGGGCATTAGGTTTAGCCCCAGATGCGGCAAGCCATTTGTGGACGGATGGTGCTGAAACCATACAGAACGTCAATACGGCAAGGCATACGGTCGTTGTTGATGTCGTACTGACGAACAACGCGCAAGCTGATACCGTTATGAACGGCACGTGCAGCCATGTCAACGCCTTGTGGCAGCAACAGGTCAGCAGTGGCGAACGTGATGGCATCCTTGTGGTAGACCAAGTTCTGAGCGTACTGAGTAGAAGCCGCGCCCACGAAGGTCACAGTGGCGCCAGTTGCAGGCAGCACATCCACAGTAGCCAGAGCGTGGTTGGCCGAATACATCGGAGCAACAGTCACAGTCCAAGTGCCGGACGAAGCGGTGGCATCAGCCAGAGCAACGAACTGGAACAGCGAACCAGTGGACTCACGGGTTTGTGGGTTGACAGCATTGCAAGCACTGACTGTGAACACGTCACCAGCTTTGATGGTGGTAGACACAGAGCCTTGTTCCAACAGGATGGTAGAAGCGCCTTCGGCAGTAACGCCTGGGGTCTTCACCAGTGTGGAAGCGCTTGCGCTACGTGATCCAGTGGTGTGCTGCTTGATCGACTGAGACATGTTGATCTCGTCAAAGCCCAACACGCCAGTGCCCATCATGCCGTTCTTGAACTGCTTGGAGATAGTGTCGGTCGGATTGAACAGACCTTTCATACCTTCAACCAGACCAGCGTTGGCCGCGGGGTTCACGGTAGCGTAGCGTGGGTTCATCACAGCAGCGTTCTCGTTCAGCTTCTGTTGGGCTTGGAGCAGCACCAGCGAAGTCGAAGGAGTGGTGCCGGGCGTGCCAACGGTGTTACCGATGGTTTTGTACGCATTGGCAACGTCAGCATCAATGCTGGAGGCCAACTGGCTGATACGCGGCTTGAGAACACGCTCTGCAAAGTCATCCAATTGCATGGTCAATTCAGCAGATGTGAAGTTGACACCGATGTGCTTTTGGGTAGAAACAGCCAGAGTGGTGAACTGCTCGTTGTCGTCCTGAACTTGCAGGGCGGCGCCGTCAGTAACCAGAGCGCGGTCAGGCAGACGGATACGCAGGGTGGAGCCAATCTTAGCGCCTTCAACAGCAAAGCTGTCGTCGTACTGGCGATTGACGTTGCGGGTGAGCACCAGGTTGTTCTCGAGGATTTCGAGAGCTTTCCGGGTGATCATGTCGATGGTAAGAATCGAGTTTGACATTTGTAAATTTCCTAAAAAAAGTTAGCGGATACGTTGTGCTTCCCACTTCTTCATCTGCCTTACGCGTTCAGCTTCAATCCACTGCGAGGCCGTCATGCTCTTGATAGAGCGTGGGTCTGTAGTGTCAAGTGCTGGCGAACCAGTGGCTCGGGCGGTAACAGGTGAAATCGGCGCTGGCGCTGACGTTGTTCGTTTGACCGGAGGTTCTGCGGCCAATTTGGCCTCAATCTTTCCAATCTCTTTCGCTTGACCGAGTGGCGTCATGCGTGAGATGCGTTCCGCGTCTTTGGGGTTAGAGCCGAGATAGTAAGCTAACTCAGGCCCAATGTCCGAAGACTGGATCGTTTCAGCCATCACGTTCGTGATTGGCAGTTTTGGGTTGTAGGCGACTTGTTCAAAGTCATCGTACTTGTCCCGCGCTGCTTCTTCGCGTTCCTGATAACTTTCGAGAATAGCAGAGTGCTGCTTGGCAGCTTCACGCTTTGCAATCAGTTCTTCAGCCTTTTGTAGCGCCAACGCTTCCGTGTACGCTTCGGTAGACTCAAACTGATCAGCGGATGCTGTTGGGGCGGCTCTCAGCGTCTGTTGTTCAGACTGGCGCTGTGCTTGATCTCGTTCCCACTTACGTTGCTCTCTTGCGAGGCGTTTGCCAATTGCTGCATCAAGTTCCTCTTGCGAGAATGTCTTGGCTACTGCTTCTGGCGTTTCCGGCGTTTGAACTTCAGTCGCAGGTGCAGCCGTTGCTTCCTGTTCTGGCACGGGTAGTGACTCCGCTGGTACTTCTTCTAACATTTATGAATCCTTGGATTCCTCGGTCAACCTGGCCGATACGGTTTG